GCCATGCTAAAAAAGATATGCGTTATAGAAATGATATGACTAATTTTGGTATTTTGATGGAAATTCAAGGCATTGAAAATCCATTTGAATGGTCTCGTAATGTAGTTAAAAAACTACAGAAAAATGGAACTGGGTTATATTATAGTCCAACTCGTAAACCATCTACAACTTCTGAAGGTGGAGATGTCACTGTAACTATAGTAGATGATTTGACAGATTTTTATGAAGCTATGGGTGACTATGCTAAATATATTATGGATTTTATTGGAGATATGAAAAAGATATTTCCAACTCTTGGTAGTGATTGGGGAATTTATATACCGGAAGTGAAATATCTCTCACCAGAACCATTAGTAAACTATAATAATTTATCACTTACTACATATTCTAATGTCCATTTTGTAGGAGATGCTTTATCTGCTCGTGGAATTACAGTAAGTGGAGCTCAAGGAATTTATGTAGCCGAAGATTTGTTAGAGAAATAAAAATAACTTTTTAAGGCTTAAAAGTTTGGCCTAATTAAATTTTTTTGCTATATTTAAACATAATTAAAAATTAGTTATGTTAAATATTTATGAAGATTTATCAAAGATTGGTAAACAATTAATGATATCTGAACCTTTTTATGGTATTTTTATGTCAACTTTAAATAAAGTTGTAAGAAAAGATCTACCAACTGCGGGAGTTTCTAAACATAACGTTAATTACCAATTAGCTATTAATGAAGAATTTTGGAATTCATTGGATAATGATAAAAAGAAAATAGGTTTATTAAAACATGAACTACTTCATATTTGTTTTAACCACTTAGAAGACCGAGAATGGTATTCCAACCATAATTTACATAATATAGCCGCCGACTTAGAAATTAACCAATATATCAACCCAGAATATTACCCAACTCCAGATCTTATTTTACTATCATCTTTCCCAGAACTATCATTACCTGAAAAAGCTGGTACAAAAGTATATTATGGGTTATTAGAACAAGCTTTAAAAGATGGAACAAGTCCTTCATTAGAAGAACTAATGGATACTTTAGGAGATAATGGACTACATCCCACTTGGGTTGAATTTGATGGAATGAGTGAAGCTGAAGCTAAATTAGCTAAAGCTCAAATTAAACATCAAATTGAAAATATTATTAATGAAAATAAAGGTCGAAATAGAGATTTTATACCATCTGAGTTAGAAGTTTGGATTAGTTCTATGTTTGATGAACTTCCACCAACTTATGATTGGAAGTCTTATTTTAGAAGATTTTTTAGTTCATCATCTAAAATTTATACTAAAAAAACAAGACGTAAACTGAATAAACGGTTTTCTGAAAATCCTGCTCTAAAAATTAAACCTAAAAAGAACGTTTTAGTAGGAATTGATACCTCAGGTTCAATTAGAGATAAAGATTTAATTGAATTTTTTAGTGAAGTGCAACATATGTTTAAAACTGGAGTAAATATTACTATAGCTGAAGGTGATGCTGCTGTTCATAAGGTTTATGAATATAATGGTAAAATACCTGACACTGTAACAGGAGGAGGAGGAACTGATATGAATATGTTTGTAGAATTTTTTAATAAAAATAAAGAATATAATAGTCTTATTATATTAACTGATGGACATATTGGTCAAAATGAGATTAAATCATTTAAACCTGTGTTAATGGTTATATCATCAAATGGTGATAGTGTAGAGAGTGTAAAAAACAACGGATGGGGCAATACCATCAAAATTAATTAAATCTATTTTTATGGCTAAAAAACAAACTTTAACCTCATCTAATGAGGTATCTCTTAACATTAAAGAGACTAAACAATTTCTTAAACATATTGTTGATAACAATAGATTTCTTCAAAGTCAAGGTAAACCACCAGTTGCTGTTGAAGTAGTAGGTGATTCTGGTATTGGTAAAACTTCTACTATTGTACAGTTAGCTAAAGAGTTAGATTTAAATTTTGTAAAATTAAATTTAGCTCAAATTGAAGAATTAGGTGACTTAGTTGGATTTCCAATTCGACAATTTGAAGTTTGCAAAACAGAAAATAATTGTTTGTGGATTGATGAACATGCTGTAACTGAGTATACTAAACAAGGTTACCAATTTACAGGTAAAAATAGAATGAGTTACTGCCCACCTGAATGGATTAGTAACAAAACTACAGGTGGTATTTTGTTATTGGATGACTGGAATAGAGCTGATATAAGGTTTATTCAAGCTGTTATGGAACTTATTGATAGACAGCAATATATTAGTTGGACTCTACCAAAAGATTGGCATATTATACTTACCAGTAACCCAGATAATGGAGAATATTTAGTTAATAGTATTGATAACGCCCAAAAAACACGTTTTATTTCAGTTAAGTTAAAATTTGATATTAATTGTTGGAGTGAATGGGCTGAAAATAATACTATTGATAATAGGTGTATTAACTTCTTACTCAAACACCCAGAATTAGTATCTACTAATACTAACTCCAGAAGTATTACAACATTCTTTAATTCAATTTCATCATTAAAATCATTTAATAACGAGTTGCCTTTAATTCAAATGATTGGAGAGGGTAGTGTAGGTTCTGAATTTACAACACTATTTACAATTTTTATTAATAATAAACTTGATAAAATTATTTCACCTGATGTGATTATGAATCATGAAAGTGAAGAATATATTTTAAATACATTAAAAGGTATTATTGGTAAAAAGAATGAAAATGAATATAGAGCTGATTTGGCTTCTATCATATCAACTCGTATTATTAACTTTAGTTTGTTCTATAGTAAAGAAAATAAAATTGAATCTGATTATATTAATCGTTTAGCCTTTTTGATGAATGAAGAAGTATTTGCTGATGATTTAAAATATAAAATTGTAAAATCAATTTATAATGGCAACCCACCAGCGTTTAAAACATTAACTTTAAATAAAACCTTAATCAAGTTTTTGACTAAATAATTGCTAAATGATATTACTCCCTATTTATCATACCCAAGTTGGTAAATTTTTCTTTTCAGGTCTTGATGATTCAAGCCTATCAACTAAAATCATTCCCCAAGAAACTAAAGAAATTTTACAAAACCTTTTTCAGGAATCTAAAAATAATAAAATTAAAAATAATTCAACACTTTGGTTAACTTCTTTATCTGAGTTGCCTAACTATAAGTTGAAAAATTATATTAAAGAGAATAAACTTAATATTTCAACAGCTCGTAAATTTAGCCAATTAGATAATGTTATTATTAGTGATTCTTTTATTGAAAGAGAATATCTAACATCTAACTATGATGAGTATATTATCTTTAATTCTCCTATAGCAAAAAATATAATTTTAGAAAACCTTACCTTTAATTCTTATAAAGATAACCTACTTGACCCAAACTTTTATTTATTTATAACTTCTGAGAATTATAACTCTATAACCCAAACCCACCCAGACTTTAAAGCAGTTTTAGAAGATAAAGCAACTAAAATTATTAAAGGATATGCCTTAAAAAGACGACATGGGAGTGTAAAAGCTTATGATAAATTTGATTTCTTAATAGATTTAATAGATAATATTAAAAAATATAATATTAAAGTTGTATTAGATTCTTCATTACAAGAAGATATCAATAAAGGATTAACAATTGATTATGATGTTTTTGAAACATTATATGGAATGTTAAAAAATAATGATATGGGATCTTGGGAATTAGCTAAAGAAATTATATCTAATAATGAATATGAATCTTCTAAACCTTATTTAATATTTCTTTATTGTGTTTTTCCTGAGTTAAGAAAAAGTTCTATGAATAATAATTATACTTTCTTTAGAAAGAATCTAAATAAAATATATGTTGAAAAACTTTTTCCAAAACAATATTCTAAACTTAATTTTCCAATAGAAAAATTAATAGCTGCCTTAGTAAACACTTATCCTCAATACTCTATTGAGTTTAGTAAATGCTTAGTATACCATCTTAATCAATTAAGTGAAAAAACCATTATTAAAGATATAACTTTGATTTAATTTTAAATAAAAATGACAAAACAAAAATTTGACAAACCTCGTCGGCTTATTAAGCCTGAAGATGGTACCATTGCCTACACCTGGGAAGGTAAACTTCATAACTGGGATGGCCCCGCTCTTATCCCTGAGGGTAACAACCGAAAAAGAGAATACTACATCCATGGCATTCAGTACACTGAAGAAAAATGGAATGAACTTAAAAGTGATCGCCAAGGATTACCTTGGTTTAAAAACCCAGCATATAAGGAGAGGAGCTAATATGTATAACATATGGCTCGTACAGTAGTACTTTTAAGTTGTGTTGCCCAAAAATTAAGCGAACCCGCTAAGGCCAGAGACTTATATCAATCAGACCTATTTAAAAAAAGCTTAGGATATGGTGAAAGTCTTAAACCAAATGCTATGTTTATTTTGTCTGCTAAACATCATTTATTACCTTTAAATAAAGTTATTGATCCTTATAATAAAACATTAAAAGACATGAATGCCGAAGATAGGCAAAAATGGGCTGATGTTGTTTTATCTCAACTAAAAAATAAAGGATATGATTTAGATAAAGATAATTTTGTGATTTTGGCAGGCAGTACATATAGTAAGGATTTAATTCCTCATATGAAAAACTATGAATTACCCCTTAAAGGTAAAAGAATAGGCGAACAAAAATCTTGGCTTAAAAAACAATTAGAAAAACTTAAAGAAACTGTAATAAAATTAACCCACTTACTTTATGAAGCTATCAAAGGAAAATCTTCCAGATTTAATTGAATCTTATCTTCAGGATATTGAAGATTTTGGTGATGAAACCATCTATACCCCAGAATATACATTAGTGTGTGAATCTATTCTTAAAGATACTAAGAAATTAATTTTGGAATCTAAGAATTTTTCATTATCTTCACTAAGAGAAAATGTTAAAAATGGTACTCGTCTTCAAAAAGAAGTAATGGAAGATTTTATTTTATATATTAAAAGTTTTGATTAAAAATGAAAATAGGGTTTTGTGGAACAATGAGTGTAGGAAAAACTACACTGGTTAACGCTTTAAAAAATGTACCTGAATTTAAGGATTATAATTTTGCTACTGAACGTAGCAAATATCTTAATTCATTAGGTATTCCTTTAAATACTGATTCTACACTTAAAGGTCAAAATATATTTTTGGCTGAAAGGTGTACTGAATTAATGGTTGAAAATATTATAACAGATAGGACTATAGTTGATGTTATAGCATTTACTAAACTAGCTAAATCTATTAGTTATATTGATGGAGATGCTTTTGAAGAATATGCTAAACGTTTTATTAGAGAATATGATTATATTTTTTATGTTTCTCCTGAAGGAATTGAAATTGAAGATAATGGAGTTAGAGAAACAGATATTGAATATAGAGATGAAATTGATAAAACTATTAGAATATTACTTGCTAAACATAAGCCCTGGCATCATGAACTTAAGGGTTCAACTAAAGAACGTGTAAAACAAGTACTAAAAGTTTGTTTTGATATTTATTAATGTATGAAAAATCAACTTTTATTAACAGTTTTACTAACCAGTTTATTTTGGGTTTTGGGTTGTTATATGTTTATAGACCTAACTAGACCTAAATGTGTTGATTGTGAAGCTTTGATAAAAGAAAATAATCAAAAATATCAAAACGAACTTAATTCTCTTCATTTACTAACTGATAGTTTAAATCAAGAAGTAACTATAGCTAATTCTAAAACAGACAGTCTCAGAACTTCAATTTCAATTCGTAATAGAGAATTAAACAAATTAAGAAAAAAATACAATGAAACAGTTGCTACTATTGACAGCATGTCTAATGATGAGCTTGCTAAGTTTCTCACAGACAGATATAAATAAAGATTCTTTAATTTGTGTACCACGAAACGTTTTAGTTGAAGTTGTAACTGAATTAAGTTTGTGTGATCTATGTAAAGAAGAAGTAGAATCTCTTAAACAAGATACTACTGAACTTAATGAAATTATTTTTTATAGAGACTTTATTATTTCTAGAAGAGATGAAGAAATAAAAGCTTATCAATCTACTTTAGACAGTTGTAACATGTCTAGAGCTAGTTTTGAAGCCCAAAATAAAGTTCTAAATTCTAAATTAGAAGACGCCCAAGATAAAATAACATCTTATAGAAGAGCAATAGGAGCTTTATCACTATTCGCTGTTGGTTTATTTGTATTAGAAATATACCCTAAATAAATGAGTGACTTAAAACAAATCATACGAGAAGAATATCTAAAATGTGCGCAAGACCCAGTGCATTTTATGAAAAAATATTGTATGATTCAACACCCTCAAAGAGGCAGAGTTAACTTTCATTTATACCCATTTCAAGAAAAAGTTTTACACTTAGTTAGAGATAATAATTACACAATTATTAATAAATCCCGCCAGTTAGGTATATCAACTTTAACTGCGGGATATTCTCTTTGGTTAATGATCTTCCATAAAGATAAAAATGTACTTTGTATTGCTACCAAGCAAGATACAGCCAAGAATATGGTTACTAAAGTACGTTTTATGTATGATAATCTACCTAGTTGGCTTAAAGTAAATTCCATTGAAAATAACAGATTATCACTGAGATTAGAAAATGGATCACAAATTAAAGCAGTAGCAGCTTCAAGTGATGCAGGTAGATCTGAAGCAGTATCTCTCCTACTAATAGATGAGGCGGCTTTCATTGAACAAATTGATGAAATTTGGGCTTCAGCACAACAAACCCTAGCCACTGGAGGTGGGTGTATTGCTTTATCTACTCCTTATGGTACTGGAAACTGGTTTCATAGAACTTGGACTCGAGCAGAGGCTAATGAGAATGAATTTTTACCTATAAGATTACCTTGGTTTGTTCACCCTGAACGTGACCAATCTTGGAGAGATAAACAAGATGAACTATTAGGTAACCCAAGATTAGCAGCCCAAGAATGTGACTGTGACTTTAATACCTCAGGAGATATTGTATTCTATCCAGAATATTTAGAATTTATTGAACAAACAACTGTTAAAGATCCTGTTGAAAAAAGAGGTGTAGATAAAAATTTATGGATTTGGGAACCAGTTGATTATTCAAGATCTTATATGATCACTGCTGACGTAGCTAGGGGTGATGGTAAAGACTATTCTGCTTTCCATATTTTTGATATTGAATCAAATATACAAGTTGGAGAATATAGAGGACAAATTGGTACTAAAGAATTTGGTCATCTTTTAGTAGGCATAGCTACTGAGTATAATAATGCTTTGTTAGTTATAGAAAATGCTAACATAGGTTGGTCTACAATTCAAGTTGTTATGGAACGAGAATATAGAAATTTATATTATTCTCCTAAAACTCAAGAAGTAACTGCCGAAACTTATATGAGAAATTATGAGAATAACCAATCTCAAACTCCTGGTTTTACTATGTCTATGAGAACTCGACCTATGGTTATTGGTAAATTTCAAGAATATGTCTCTGATAAAAGCGTGACTGTTCAATCTAAACGACTCCTTCAAGAAATGAGAACTTTCATTTGGAAAAATGGTAGAGCAGAAGCCCAATCAGGCTATAATGATGATTTGATAATGAGTTTTGGAATAGGTTTATATGTTAGAGATACCGCTCTTAAGTTTAGACAACATGGTTTAGATATAGCTAAAGCCGCGTTAGGAGCTATATCTAAAACCCAAACCCCATTCCAGGGGGCTTATTTCTCCTCAGGACATGATAATCCTTATTCAATGCCTAATGGAGTTGGAGGAAATGAGGATTTTAGGTGGCTTCTTTAAATATTTATTCATATATTAATATACAATGGCTGATACAAGCGTATTTACAAGACTAAAAAGATTATTTTCTACTGATGTTATTATTCGTAATACTGGTGGAGATACTTTAAAAGTCCTTGACTTTAACCAAACCCAAGTAGCTGGTCAAGTCAACACTAACTCATTATATGATAGATATACTCGTCTTCATACTACTAATGCTTCCCCTATCTATAACCCAAGTTTAAACTACCAAACTCTTAGGGTTCAGTTATATTCTGATTATGAAGCTATGGATACAGATGCTATCATAGCTTCAGCCTTAGATATACTAGCAGATGAATGTAGTCTTAAAAATGAAATGGGTGAAGTACTTACTATTAAGAGTAGTGATGATAAAGTCCAAAGAATTTTATATAATCTATTCTATGATATTTTAAACATTGAATTTAACTTATGGATGTGGACTCGCCAAATGTGTAAATACGGTGACTTTTTCCTTAAATTAGAAATAGCTGAAAAATTTGGAGTTTATAATGTTATTCCTTACACTGCCTATAACATTATTAGAGAAGAAGGATTTGATAAAAATAATAGAGATAAAGTCCAGTTTAAATTTGATCCTGATGGTTTAAGTGGAGGTGGAACATTTGGTGGTTATTATGGAGGCTTAGTATCACCTAACAGTTCAACATCAGCCGGACCAAACATGATTATTTTTGATAATTATGAAATGGCCCATTTTAGACTTATCTCAGATGTTAGTTATTTACCCTATGGTAGAAGTTATATTGAACCTGCTCGTAAGTTGTTTAAACAATATACACTTATGGAGGACGCTATGTTAGTTCATAGAATTGTAAGAGCACCTGAAAAGCGTATATTCTATATTAATATAGGTAATATTAATCCCGCTGAAGTAGATGGATTTATGCAAAAGACCATCTCTAAAATGAAGCGTACCCCATATATTGACCAACAAACAGGAGATTATAATTTAAAATTCAACATGCAAAACATGCTTGAAGATTTCTTTATACCTGTAAGAGGAGGTGATTCTAATACTAAGATTGATACTTTACAAGGATTACAATATGATGGTATTACAGATGTTGTTTATTTAAGAGATAAATTATTTGCGGCTCTTAAAATACCTAAAGCTTTTATGGGCTATGATGAAACAACTGAAGGTAAAGCTACATTAGCTGCTCAAGATATTAGATTTGCTCGTACTATAGATAGAATTCAAAGAATTATGTTATCCGAACTATATAAGATAGCTATAGTTCATTTATACACTCAAGGATATGATGGGGAAACATTAACAAATTTTGAATTAGGATTAACTACTCCATCAATTATTTATGATCAAGAAAGAATAGCCTTATTAAAGGAAAAAGTTGATTTAGCTAACCAAATTATAGATAATAAACTCCTCCCAACTGATTGGGTGTATGACCATATATTCCATTTCAGTGAAGATGAATATGTTGAATATAGAGATTTAATTAGAGAAGATGTTAAACGTAAATTTAGATTATCTCAAATTGAAGCCGAAGGTAATGACCCAGTTGAAACAGGTAAATCATACGGTACACCACATGATCTAGCTACATTATATGGAACTGGAAGAATGTATTCTAACCCAACAGACGTACCAGCAGGATA